CGTGCTGTTTTGGTATTTGGAACGAACTGTTTGCCTTTGGCTGTGCCTTCACGCTTCTTTTTTGTGGTAGCAGCATATTCTTTTGATGACAAACTTTCTATAGCCTTCTTTGGCAGGTATCGTTCGCCTGTTGCTTTGGGTCCTTGTGTGGATGGTTTTCCTGATTTGGTTGTCCATTTTTCGGATGTCCATTTGGTTAAGGATTTTTGTTTGGAGGTTTTGGCTCCTGTGTATCCTCCGCCTGCGGCTTTATATTTTTGGGCTACTAATTGGGCTTTGCGTGCGGACCATTGTCCTGCTTTGCCGCCTTGGGTTCCTGCCATTACTTGGTTTTTGATACGGTTCCGTAATGATGGTTTGGTGTAGTTGTTTGATGGCATTAGCAGTCCCATTTACGCAAAGCCAATGCTTTGCGGGTTGGTCGTCCTTTGGAGTCTTTCATTGGACCTTTCATGCCGCCCATTCTTGCGCAGAACGATTTGCGTCTTGCAGCCTTTTTGGGGGATTTGGCTGCTGCTTTAGCGGAGACAGGTGGCTTTAATGTGCCACCTGTTTGAGCCTTGTATGAGGCACGACCTTTAGCGTTTAACCCTCCTTTAGGGTTTTTGCCTTCGGCTCTTGTCCATGCTGCGGTTTTTTTACTTGCCACGATGAGCAGAGTTTTTCATCAGTTTTCCGTTAGGCATAACATGGTATCCTGCGGGTATTTTCTTTTTAGCCTTCTTCTTAACAGCCATTATCGTCTTTGTCCCTGTTTTGCTTGTGCAATATCGCCTGCACGGAACGCTCTTGGGCGAAGCGCAGCATCGCCACCCTTCTTTTTGTGCATTAACCAAAGTTTCTTTATCAGGTCATCTGATACTTTTGACCAGACTTTTTCTGGATACAATTCACCAATGTTACTTTCACTGAGGACATCATATACAGCGTCTTGGGCTTCTTTTACGGTTGAAAATTCTGTTAAATCTGGGTATCCACTGTTACCTAGTTTGCTTTTAACAAATGTTTCTGCGTCTTGCTGTTTTTTCATTGCCATATTATGGTCTCTTAACTTTCATCTTGTTCTGGTTCTGCCATAGTTGCATTAACATCTTTTCTGCTACAGGCTGCCAGTCACCATCAGCCCACTTCTGTGATATATCACCCTCGCTGATAGCATCCATCATGGCACTAACAAAACGCTTCGGGTTCTTATATTCCCTAGAGATGCCTTGCTGGCGAATCTTTTTGATATCACCATCACGCAAATACCATCTTGCACCCTGAATTACTTCAGCGTCATTTGTTGGTGGGCTAGCGTCTGTTGATTTCATAATATTTTTCCCATTCATCGTCAATATCAATGTGTTCAAAAGTTTCAAAACTTTTGAACAAAACCCTTAAAAACAAGCCAATACCCAAAAGAGTAATAAACGATGTTCCTAGTATTACCAATAATGTTCCCATAAGCCCTTTTGTCCATGCTAAAACAAGAATATTGTAAACTATCTGTGAGATAGTTTACTCCTTAACTGTACTGTTATTGTACACTTCGCCAGTAGGCTCAGTGTACCTGATTATCCTTCCCCCCTCCGTAGGTTCCCCCCACCTTTGTTCCCTGCGTTCCCTATACAAGTTCAATACAAGTTAGGAACATTCCACCTAATGGCATGGACAACATCTTAGACCCACGGCAAGAAAAGTTTTTAAACTGGCTGATGGTCCCACCACCAAACCGCACACCATCCTCACAAGAAAAATATGCTATCCTAGAAGGCGTGGACGAAACCACGCTACGCCGTTGGAAAAAAAAACCAGCGTTCAAAATGGAATGGGAAAAACGAGTATCCGAACTCCAACAATCCCCAGAACGAACCCAAAAACTATTAGATAATCTTTATGAGCGTGCGTTAGCAGGCGACAACAACTCCGCCAAACTATACCTACAAGCAACTAACCGTCTAGCCCCAACGCAAGTCCATGTAGAACACTCCAGCAAACCCTCAGAAATCACCGATGCCGAACTAGACAGCCTCATAGCGTCAGTCGCTCAATCTGAGGTTGAGTCTCGTAAGGAACTAAAAGCACAATAGTGGGTTCAACGATAGAATGTCCGACTTGTGGGTGTGAGTATCCTCCTGTTGCGACTCGCTGGCGTTGCCCTGAGTGTGGCTTTAAGGATTCATGCTGTGAGGGTGAACCTAGGAAGATGAGAGATTATGACAACAACTAATGATGCGATGTTTGAGGCTCTTTCAAAGTCGTATCCGTCAACAGGGCAAACCTTGGGTGACTTGTTGTATGCTTTCTGGTCTGACAAGGGTTTTCAATATAATGGGACTCTTAAAACCCAGTTTTTTGTTTCGGAGGGTACAACTGGAACAACTCTAGGAGATTTAACAAACAACTATTTTGTTGATGTGTACGATTTTGTGACATTTGATGTTGCGGACGCTGACGAATGGTTGGAATTACAGGTTTTTGACCGTTATGATACGGTTGAACAAGAATTATTTACTTTAATTTGGTAAGGGAACAAAAGGAACATTATTATGGCAACAACATTTAGCAAAATACCTCTAAGCGGCACAGGCAACGGTCTTGGACTTCTGATTAACTCAGGTTCGTCTGGTGTTGCAGGTCCAACTATCCATACTGGCTCAACCAACACATCAGTTATTGATGAAGTTTGGTTGTATGCAGTCAACTATGATACCACTGACCGCAAACTCACCATTCAGTATGGTGGTGTGACTGCTGGAACAAACGAAATTGAGTACACAGTTAAGGCTGAAAACGGTTTGTATCTGATTGTTGCTGGTTTGTTGCTTTCTGGTAACGCTACAGCAAAGTTAATTACTGCTTATGCTGCAACTAACACCAGTATCGTTGTTTATGGGTATGTTAACCGTATAACAACAGTTTAAGGTCATCTTAGATGCCTAGTTTTGTTAGAAACACATCAGGTGGTAAAGCCATTAGCGGTGGAGCGTTATCTCCACGCAATCGCCGTGGTAACACCAATCAGGTTGCGTCTTACTGGTCTGGTGGTGCTAGCGTACCAGTAGTTGAGTGGCTAGTTATTGCTGGTGGTGGCGGTGGGCGTGGAACTGATGGTGGAGTGTCTCGTGCTGGTGGCGGCGGCGGTGCAGGTGGATACCGTACAGGTTCTGGTTTAGAACTTCCAGCATCATTTACGGTAACCGTTGGTGGTGGTGGTGCTGGTGCGATTGGAGTTGCTGGCGTAGCAACGCAAGGTGTTAGTTCAGTGTTTTCCACATTTACTTCTGCTGGTGGTGGTGGTGCATCAAATGGTGGTGGAACATTAAATCCAAACAGGGACGGTGGTTCAGGTGGCGGTGGTGGTGGTAACAGCGACTCTACTGCTGGTCTTGGAAACACACCTAGCACAAGTCCATCACAAGGTAATGATGGTGGTTCTGGTAATACATCTAGCCCATTTCAAGGTGGTTCGGGCGGTGGTGCAGGCGCAGCAGGAACACTTGGTGGCAACGGTGGCGCAGGGGCATCATCATCCATAGACGGCAGTGCCACTTTGCGTGCTGGTGGTGGTGGAATGGGTGGTGGTCATTCCGTTGCCTCTACTTCAGGTGGTTCAGGTGGCGGCGGAAACGGTGGTACTTCTGGTGCAGGCTTCTCTGGTTCAGCAAATACTGGTGGCGGTGGTGGTGGTGCATTGTCTTCTGGCGGCGACCAAACTGGTGGTGCTGGTGGTTCAGGAGTTGTAATTATTGCTTACCCTGACTCTTATCCAGCATTATCATCTATTGGTGGAACACTGGTATCTTCGGTTTCACTTGTTAGTCGTTCTGGTTATCGTGTTTATACTTTTACTGCAGGAACAGGAACGGTGACTGTCTAATGGCACATTACGCATTTCTTGATAGTAACAATATTGTGACTGAAGTTATTGTTGGTCGTCATGAATGGGAAGTTGTTGATGGTATTTCTGATTGGGAACACGCATATTCGCTGGTTCGTGGTCAATCATGTGTTCGTACTTCGTATCATGGAAATATTCGTAAACAATATGCTGGAATAGGTTATACATATAATTCAGAAGCAGATGTATTTATTTCGCCACAACCATTTCCATCTTGGTCGTTGGATAGCAACCATGATTGGCAACCACCAACACAGAAATCAGAACTTGACACTATGTGGAATGAAGAAACATTGTCATGGGTTCCGTTTCCAGACGCTGGCTAATCTTTCTTCCAGTAGCGTTACTGGCATTATGGTCAACAGTTGCTAAAGCAGATGGATTAGGCGACTGGACTGCTTCGCAGTCCTGTGCCACAGGTTTTGTAAATGTAGTTGATAACAGTATTGTTCTTACTGGACCTGATGGTGGTGGGTGTGGTGGGGCTAATTGGGTTAAGATTGAAACCACAATCCCTGAAGGTGTCCTTAGCGTTTCTTTTGATTGGTCGTATTGGACTTATGATGGGTGGGTTTATGACCCACCACAATATGGTGTGAACAATGTTTATACTTTGCTAACACAACAGAATCAGGCTTCGGGAACAGAAACGGTTACTGTTACTGCTGGTGATATATTTACTTTCAGACAATATTCAATTGATTCATGCTGTAAGGCTGGTCACTTAACGATAAGTAATCTTTCATTATGGGAATTTACAACAACATCCACGACTTCAACAACGATGACAACTACTACTATTGTCCCCGAAACGACTGTCCTTGCCACCAGCACGACTACTACGATAGTTCAAGAAACTACATCAACATCAAGTACGAGTACAACGACCAGCACGACATCTACTTCAACTACGACAACAACATCAACAACAACGACAACAACGACTGAACCACCACAGGTTCCTACACCTGTTACACAGCCTGAAATAGTTCAGCCAGAACCCGTTGATACTTCTGTTCCTGTAGAGCCTGAACCAGACGAGACAAGCACCACAGAGCCACTAGTAGAGGAAACCATCCCAGAGGAGATGCTTCTACCAGAAACAACAACAACAGATGAACCAAGTCCAGAAACATATCCTGAGACTACCACAACCTTAGAGCCAAATTTGGAGCCAAATTTAGAGCCACTGGCTGACGAAGAAGTTCAGGATTTGGTTGCTGAAGCAACCACTGTTGAAGAATTACAAGAAATCTTTGAGGAGTTAACACCTGAACAAGTTGAACAGGTTGTTGATGAGATTTTGTCGCAACAAGAACCTCCCACTCAGGAGCAGGCTGTGGCTTTAGCCACAAGCCCAGAAGTTTTGTCTGTTATTAGCGTGGACAATGCTGAGAAAGTATTTGAGGCGTTACAGGTTGATGAGTTAACTGTTGAGCAGGTTTCTGAATTGATTGAGGCTGTTCAATCTGCCCCTGAGAATATTCGTACACAGTTTGAAACCACCATAGATATTTTTGGCTCAAACCTAGGGGATTATGTTCCTGTGGGTTCTAATGTGCCTGTTGATACTCGCAGAACCCTTATTGCTGTTGCTGCTGGTGCAGCAATGGCTACTGTTGGTGCTAGGAAGAATCCATAGAACAATTAGCCTATTAAGGTGAAAAGGTTTTTTTCTGAGATTCATGGTCTTACTTGGACTTTGGCTGGAACAGGCATGGTTTTAATTACCCTGTCTGGCAATACCCGTTCTTTGGGTTGGCAAATTACCCTAGTAGCATTAACCGTACACCTTGTTGGTGTATTTATTAAGGAGAAAAATGAATAAGGCAAAAGACATTGCAGGCAGAATTGTTGCACTTTTTCTTACCAACGCCCTTGGCGTGGTAACTGGTGCTGCGATTATTGCTCCAGACCTAGAAGTATGGAAGTCGGCTCTTATCGCTGGCGCAGTATCCATTTTCAAGGTTGCAGAACAACTTGCAAAAGCAAGCATTGATGGTGTTCTCACCAGAGATGAAATTAATGCAGCGTTTGGTGCAACCCCTAAAAAGATTGCAGCCAAGAAAGTTGCTAAGGCTGTAACAAAGTAATGAAACTGTTTATCACCCCCGTTAAATCTTGCCAGCATCTAAAAGGTAAAAAACCGTCTGAGGTTCTCCCTAGCATGCTTCGCAAGGTTTCGGGTGGTGGTAAATTAGAGTTGTGTGCGGCTGATGCGTGGGAAGCGATGGTTGCTGCTGCTAAGGTTGATAACATAAAGTTATCTCCCAGTAGCGCAGGTGACATGTTCCGCAGTATTGCACAGCAGACCGCAGGTTTTGTACAAAGGTATCAGAAGGAACCTATTGAGGGTGCGGTGACACGCACTTGGAATGGTGTTAAATGGTATCTTAAAAAAGGTTTTGCACCTTTAGCGGCTCCTAATGATGACCCAAAGAATTGTTCTAAACATATGTTGGGTATTGCGGTGGATGTCGCTGGTGCTAATGGTAAGATTTTGGAATGGATGTTTAATAACATTGCTAAGTTTGGTTTTAGTTGGGAAGTAGTTCCCGCCGAACCTTGGCATATTCGTTATGTTGCAGGTGATGCTACACCTGAAGCCGTTGTGGCTTGGAAGGAATCTAGCAAGTAATATCCCCGATGTGCAATTGTTTGCACAGATAGGAAATTATGAGGAAATTTTTTGTTATCTCATTAATTATTGGCATGTTTTTTTCACCGACCAGTGTTTCTGCAAAGAAACCTTTGGTCCTTAGGTGTCCAGAAATGGAAGGCATTACTCGCATTATTGCAGACAACAATAAAATGATTCTTCAAGTGGACTATATTATGTGGCGTGAATCAAGATGCGAACCCAAGAACATTAACCGTGCCGACCCTAATGGTGGTTCGGTTGGGTTGTTCCAAATCAACAAGTTTTGGTGTAAACCAAACCGATACACCAAACAAGGTTTCCTTCAGGATGCTGGTGTGTTAAACAAATGCCATCAACTTTATAATCCTGTTGTCTCCGCTAAAGCCTTTATGGCTATTTATGATTATGCTCATAACCGTTATGGTGATGGTTTCGGTCCATGGGGTGGTGAACCTACATGGACTTAAACGCACTCATAAATGAAAAAGAGTGGAGGAAATGTCGTGGTCCTGAGAAAGCAACTCTTGAACAACAACTGGAGGCTTTCACATATTTTTGTGAAACCTTTTGGTGTATTAAACATCCTGAGAAGGGTCGTATAAAGTTTAATTTGCGTGATTCGCAAGTTGAAACAGTTAAAACTTGGATGTCAGAGCGTTATACAATTGTGTTGAAAGCCCGTCAGATTGGGTTTTCTACTTTGGCTGCCGCATACGCTTTCTGGTTGGTGTTCTTTGCTCCTGACCGTTTTGTTGTTATGTTGTCCCGTACTGAGCGTGAATCTGTAAAGTTGCTTGCCAAGAGCAAGTATGGTTACCGTTTTATTCCACAGTGGATGAAAGAGCGTGGACCTAGGCAAACTACTGACCATCAACTTAAAATGATGTTTGATAACGAGTCTGCTATTGAGTCGCTACCATCGGGCAGCGACCCTGCTCGTGGTGAGTCGGTGTATTTGGTTATTGTGGACGAGTGGGCGTTTTTGCCCAACCCTGAAGAAGCGTGGGCTAGTATTGAGCCTATTACCGATGTCGGTGGTCGTGTTGTTGGTTTGTCCACTGCTAATGGTTCGGGAAACTTTTTTCATCAACTGTGGGTTGGTTCACAAACAGGGTCAAATAAGTTTAAAGGAATTTTTTATCCTTGGGATGCTGATGGTGAGCGTGGTGAAGATTGGTATGAGGCTAAGAGCCGTAACATGCAATCTTGGCAGATGCACCAAGAGTATCCACGCTTCCCTGAGGAAGCGTTCATTAAATCAGGTAACCCTGTTTTTGATATTGACATGCTAAACAGCATGGAACCAGAAGATGGTCATATTGGTTACTACCATTTATATTCTGATGGTAATGGTGAGTTTCGTTTTCAAGAAAACGGTGAACTAGAAGTTTGGTCCCATCCTGAGACTGGTGGAACCTATGTGATTGGAGCCGATGTCGCTGAAGGACTCAGTTATGGTGACTACAGTTCCGCCCATGTTATAGATGCGGCAACAGGGCTGGTGGTTGCTCATTGGCATGGACACATTGAGCCAGACTTGTTTGGTGAACTGTTGGCTGAAATTGGTTGGTGGTACAACACAGCGTTGTTAGGTATTGAAAGCAACAACCACGGTCTGACAACCCTGAAGGCTGCACAAAAGCATGGTTATAAGAATCTTTATAAACAACGCCGTCTTAATGCTGTCCGTGCTGACCCTAGTGATGTGTTGGGTTGGCGTACCACATCCTCTAGCAAGCCGTTGGCTATTGACGAACTTAGTGCCGCTATCCGTGATGAGGGTGTAATCATATTGTGTTCTAAAACTTTGGGCGAGTTGCGAACTTTTGTTCGCAAGGAGAATGGTCGCATGTCTGGTAGCCCACATGACGACAGAATTATAAGTTTGGCTATTTGTAATCAGATGTTGAAGTATGTGTGGTTGCCTGAATATCGTGGTGATGTTTCTTTGCCAAAAAATAGTTTAATGTGGTGGGAACAACACCTATTTAGTGGGCAAGGCGAGAATCGGATGTTTCTTGGTTCCCATAATGTGAGAAAACGAACACCTTTTTAACCTTAGGAACAGATTCAGTACTATTATGATGTTCAAATGCACAAATTGTGACAAAACCTTTGCCTCAGACGAACTTCCCCGCAGGGGCGAGGTTTGTTTTGCATGTCATATTAAAACCGTCAGATTGGGATTCACTTATGGTCAAGAAGATTTTCATGGTCCTACTGTCGCTGAGCGTCAGCGTCAAACTGTGGAACAGGCTAAAATCAACGGCTACAACGCCGAGCCAGTCACGAACTGGATGTAATGAATCATGCTTTCATCCG